GGCGCAGATTACGAGCCTTTTGGAAGTCTGCAGCTCGGTTGCCGACGGCAGCCTACCCAAGCCGTCCGCCATCGTCCTCTTGCTCGCGTCGTTCCCGACCCTCACCCCGGAAAAGGCCGGCGCGATCGTCAACCCGATTGAGGTCAAGGAACCCGAACCGCCGCCGGTGCCTCCCGCGGCCCCGCCGCCGCACCCGCCCGGCCGGGCCGCGGCCCCGCCCCCGCCGGAGAAGCCCGGGCCGGCGGCCGAGGGCGCGCAGCGGTCGGCCGTGTTCGCGCGGATGGCGCGGGTCCTGGAAGCGATCGAAGACAGGATGGAGGGCGAATGAGTCCCGTTGAAAAACCGGCCGCCCCCTTCCCGTGGTTCGGCGGCAAGTCCCGCGCGGCCGGGCTGATATGGGAGCGGTTCGGCGACGTCCGCAATTACGTCGAACCGTTCTTCGGATCCGGCGCGGTGTTGCTCCGGAGGCCCACGCCGTTCCGGGGAACCGAGACCGTCAACGACGCCGACGGGTTCGTATCGAACTTTTGGCGGGCCACCGCACGCGACCCGGGAGCCGTCGCCGAACACGCGGCATGGCCGGTCAACGAGAACGACCTCCACGCCCGGCACGCCTGGCTCGTCGGCAAGCGGGACGACATCACCCGCCGGCTTGAGGGTGACCCCGACTGGTTCGACGCCAAGGCCGCGGGCTGGTGGGTGTGGGGCGTCTGCTGCTGGATCGGCTCGGGCTTCGGCTCGGGTAAAGGGCCGTGGGGCGTGGTCACGGCCGACGACGGCTCCCGCCAGCTCGTCCACCTCGGCAACGCGGGCCAGGGAGTGAACCGCAAGCTCGTCCACCTCGGCCGGGGCCGGGGAGTGAACCGCAAGCTCGTCCACCTCGGCAACGCGGGCCCGGGAGTGAACCGCCAGCTCGTGGCGCTAACGGAAGTCTTCGCGGCGCTGGCGGATCGGCTCGAACGGGTGCGGGTCTGCTGCGGCGACTGGTCGCGCGTCTGCGGCCCGACGCCGACGGTCAAACAAGGGCTCACCGCCGTCTTCCTTGACCCGCCCTACGCCGACACCGCGAAGCGGGCGGCCGACCTCTACGCAAAGGATTCGGAGTCCATCGCCCACGAGGTCCGCGAGTGGGCCCTCTCCGTGGGCGACGACCCGCGATACCGTGTCTGCCTCGCCGGGTACGAGGGTGAGCACGCGATGCCGGACTCGTGGGAGTGCGTGCCGTGGAAACCGCATGGGGGCTACGGCTCCCAATCGACCAGGCACGACAACCCGAACGCCCGACGAGAGAGACTTTGGTTTAGTCCTCACTGCCTCAAGCCGGCCACCGCCCGGCCCCTCTTGGCGGGCGTGGCGACATGACCGCCGTTGACGAGCTGGCCGCCCTGGCCGCCGGCCTGGCCGTTATCGAGCGGTTCACCCGGGACAAGGGGGGCGAGAAGCCCCCGGAGGAAGAGTCGAACACGTACGGCCTACCCCTCGGCCCGGGCCTGACGGACGAGCTGAAACGGTGGTTCCGGCGGCAGAAACAATGGGTCCTCGGCCACATCCCCCACGGCCCCCTGGCCGAGCTGCCGGAGGAAATCCCGTCGGTCACCGACTGGGATGACGAGATGGCGCGGGCGTGCGTTCCCTACATTTCGGCGACGTGGGACGCGCGCGGCAAGAAAACCATGGCCCGCCTCGGCCTGGACCCCGCGGCGTTTTCCGTCACGAACCCGGAGCTGCGGCGGGCGGTCCGCTCGGCCAGCCTGGCCTTTTGCAAGTCGACGAACGAGACGACGGACGAGCAACTAGGCCGGGCCTTGACCCGGCTGCGGGCCGAGCTGGAAAAGGGCCTGGTGGACCGCGGCGAATCGGTCCGGCTGTTGACCGACCGGGTCAAGGGGGTCTTTAACCGGGCCGAGGAATTCCGGGCCCGGCGGATCGCGGCCACCGAATCGGCCCGGGCCTACCACGCGGCGCAGCTCTGGGCCGATGAAAAGTCCGGCGTGGTCGCGGGGCTCGAGCTGCTCTTGTCGTCGGACGCGTGCCCGTTGTGCCGGAAGATCGCCACCGAATGCAAGCGGGTCCGGCTCGGCCAGGCGTTCGCGGTGATCGGGGACCACCCGGATTACGGCTCGATCCGTCACCCCCCGATCCACCCGAATTGCCAGTGTTCGATGGTCGAGGTCCTCACCCCCGAACACGGCGGCCCGGCGGACCCGAAGTTTGACGAGACGTTGATACAGCCGAAAGTGGAGGGGAAGGAATACACCCCGCCGCCGGGGAAAAAGACCCCGGAACCCGAACCCGAGAAGAAAGACCGGCCGGAGGGGAACCCGCCCCCGCCGCCGGGCCCGCAGGCGGTCCTGCCCGGCCGGCCGATCAAGGAACGGCTCGAGGCCTATGCCGAGGGGGACCGGAAGATCGCGGCCATTCATGAGGCCGAGGGAACCTTTCACAAGGAAAACCTGGCCCTCATGCACGAGCGGTCCGATATACGGGGCCGCATGGAATCGCTGGCCGAGGAATTCGACGGCCTGACGGCGGCCAGGCCCCGGTCCCCGGAAAAGATCGCGGCCAAACAGGCGCGGCAGGAGGCGATAGCGGCCGAGCTGGCCGAGCTGCAGGCGAAGATGGAGGCGACGGAAAAGGCCAAGCAGGCGCTCCGCGACAAGCGGGACGCGGCCGTTATGGAGGTCATCCGGTACCACGGGCCTACGGTGGAGTTCAAACACCGCGACCCGCCCCCCGGCACGGTGGACCGGGTGGAGGAATCCCCCGGCCGCTGGGTAAGTCACCCCGTTTTGCCCATGTCGGCGGCCACGCGGGAAAACCACCGCAAGGCGGCCGAGTGGCTGGGAAAGGTTGTGGCCGCGGCCCCCGGGTCCGGCGCCATCGACGTCCACACGGGGGAGTATTCGGGCGCCCGGGCTTTCTTCATGAACAGGCACGACGCCCACGGCAACGGCTTGATTTGCCTGCAGCCCGGGGAAAAGCCTTCCATCATCGCGCACGAGTACGGCCACGGGATCGAATACCGGACCCCCTCGAGCGACGGCCGCCCGAACCTGACCCGGGTTTCCATGGAGTTCCTTGATTACCGGATCGGGGACGAGCAAGCGGTTGACATCGGGAAGAAATTTGGGATCAAGAAAATGGAGGGGGAGCTGGGCCGAAAGGACAAATTCGACAAGGCCTTTTCCGAGGGGAGCGCTTACTACGTCGGGAAAATGTACGTGGACGCAACCGAAGTCATCTCAATGGGCCTGCAAAAGTTGATGGAAGACCCGGTCACGTTCGCCGAGAAAGACCCCGAATACTGCAAATTCATCCTCGGCATTGCCGACGGGGCGCTCCGATGATTTCCCTCGGAACCGTGCGCTTCCCTTCCGGGACCGTGGCCGAGCTGCGTTCCGACTGGACGTGGGCGGTTACCGACATGGCCGGCCAGCCGTTCCCGGAGCTGGCCGCGACGATCACGCTGCTTTACCGCGACGGCTACGCGGGCCCGCAAGACGGCGCGCCCGGGGAGGCCGTCCTGCAGGACCTGGCCCGACGGATGAAAGGGACCGCCCACTACACCGGGCCCGGGTCCGCCCCCGCGGGCCGGTCCGGGGACAGGGTTTACTAATGGCCGACTCGGACGAGCTGCAGGACCTGGCCGACGTCGACGGCCCCGGCCCCGACCCCGACCCCGCCGCGGGGTTCACCCGTGATTTCGTCGGCACGGTGGACGACGTGGACGCGCAACGGAAATGGGTGGTTTCCCGGATCAATACGGACGCGCTAGACTCGTTCCAGACGGTCATCCTGCCCGGGGGTATGGACAAGCGGGCGTTCGATAAAAACCCGGTGGTCCTCTGGCACCACGGGAAAGACCCGTCCCGCGGCCTGGTGCCGATGGGCCGGTCCGCGTGGGTCAAGGGCCGGCCGGACCGAGGGGACGTCATCGCCAAAACGGTGTTCGCCGAAGACGACTTCGGCCGCGGGATGTTCGAACTGTACCGGGACGGCGTGGTCAAGGGGTGGTCCGTGAACGGCACCCCCGGGCCCGGCTGCGGCCCGCCGACGGCCGAGGAAGTCCGCCGGCGGCCGGAGCTGCAGCGGTGCAAGATGGTTTACCGGTCCTGGACCTTGAAGGAATACAGCGGGACACCCTTTCCGGGGAACCCCGACACGATCACCGAGGCCGTTTCCCGCGGCCTATGGCTGCCGGACGTCCTGCGCTCCATGGCCGAGGGGTCCGGGGCCGGCGGCGGGTACCTGACCGACGGCGGCAAGGCCGTGGAACGGACGATCGTCCACCAGGGCGGCCGGTGGTTCGTCAAACTGGAGTCGACGGGCAAGCTGGTGCCGGACGCGGGTTACCCGTCCGAGGCCGAGGCGAAAGCCTACCTGGCCAACCTCGAGGCGCACAAGGAACAAGAGCGGGCGGCCGAGCCGCCGGGGCTCCCCCCGCTCCCGTCGGACCCGGTGTTACCCCCCCTGGTCGGCCGCGAAATGGCCGACGTCGAGGCGGCCGTTTTCCGGCGCCTCGAGGCCGAGCTGCCCGGGCGCATTGCCCGGGCCTACGACCAGGCCGAAGCCTACGCGCGGGGCCGCGTATAGCCCCCGCGTGAAGCGATAGCGCGACGAGCGCGACAAGGCGAACGGGACGAGCCGGTTTCGAGCCGGACGCCCCCGGTGCGCCCCGGGCGCGACGGCCCGCGTGCGTGTCCCTGTCCCCCCAAGAGTGACACCCACGGGATTTGACCCATGTGGATCGAACTGATTAAGGACGTCGGCGAACACAAGGCCGGCAAGTTCCTGGAAGTGAAGGACGACGTCGGCGGCGCGTACGTCACCGCGGGCATGGCCCGCGACGGCGGCGACGGGCCGGACACGATCATTTTCAAGCGGGCCATGGACAGGTACCAGGAAACCCTGCAGGGGTTCGTCCAGGCCACCGCCGCCCGGCTCGAGGCCGTCACCGCGGACCTGGCCAGGCGGCCGATCGTCCGGGCCGCGGGCGGCGACGGCGCCGCGGCCGGTTACGAGTTCTCTGGGTCGATCACCCCGGGCGAGTCCGAGGCGGACCGCCGCAGGTCGATCGGCTCTTTCTTCCGCACCGCCATCCTGACCTGTCAGGCGGCGAAGAACGGCGATTTCGAGCTGGCCAGGAAGGGTCACGAAGAGCTGGAGAAGGTCTACGGGTCCACCCGCGTCGGCTCGTTCGACCGGGCCCGGGCCGAGGCCGTCAACGGCCCGTTCGACCGGGCGGCGATGACCGAGGGCCAGGGGTCTTCGCTCGGTTACACCACCCCGGTCATCTATGAGCAGATGATCTTGAGGGAGGCGGCCGAGGAACAGGTGTTCGTCCGCGCGGCCCGCAAGGTCCCGCTCGGCGCGCGTGAGGTCCAGTGGCCGGCGCTCGACCAGTACAGCGCCCCGTCGGCCGGCCAGTCCGGCATGTTCGGCGGCGTCTCCGTCTACCGCAAGGGCGAGACGGTCCAGCGCACGCAGACCAGCGCGAAGACCAAGAAAATCACGCTGATGGCGCAGGACCTGACGGCGTATTTCGCGCTCAGCCGGGACTTGCTCGAAGACAGCACGGCCACCCTGGACGCGCTCATCCCCACGCTCGGCGGCGAAGCCATCGGGTGGCGGACGGACTGGGAATGCTGGAACGGCACCGGCGCCGGCCAGCTCCTGGGGATCTACAACGCCGCGGCTTCCATCCTGGTCAACCGCGGGACGTCCTCGCACGTCAGCTACGGCGACGTCTTCACGATGTACACCCGGCTTCTCCCCCGGGCGAAGAAATCGGCGTGCTGGTTCGTCCACCCGTACGCCATGGGCGACGTGATGCAATTGAAGGACGGGAGCAACCGGAACGTCTACCTGCCGGTCATCCCCGGCACCGGCAACGGCCCGATCGGCTACCCGCCGTCGGGGCAGTTGCTCGGGTTGCCCATCTACGAAACCGAAAAGATGAGCAACCTCGGCACGTCGGGCGACCTGGCGCTGTGCGCCATGGACCGGTACCTGTACGGAGAGCGGTCGGGTTTGGAGGTCGGTATCTCCGAACACTTCCTTTTCGATACGGACGAGCTGGCGATTCGGCTCAAGCTACGTAACGACGGCAAGCCCCAACTGGTCAAGCCGATCTACCTGGCCGACGGCACGCAGACGAACCAGGTTTCGGCGTTCGTCATCCTGAACTAACCCCCCCCGGCGCCGGCACGCGGCCCCCGACGCGGGCCGGCGTTTCCTGACTCCCCCCACCGCACGCACACCGGTCACCCGGAGCTAGATTCACATGGGAATTCCCGTCAACGAATACGCTTCCGAAGCGCTGGCGGTCCTCGGCCAGCTCGCGCCGGTCTCTCAGGGGGCCGGCGCCGCGTCCATTTCCGGAATCACGATGGCGAAGGGGACAAAGCTTCTCTTTGTCCTGCAAATCGCCACCCTGTCCGGCGGTTCGACCGTGGACGCGAAGATCCAGACGTGCGCGACGTCGGGCGGTTCGTACGCGGACCTGGCCGGCGGCGCGATCACTCAGGTTACGTCCGGCACGAACCCGATCATCATGATCGAGGTCCGGGCCGAAACGCTGGCCGCGGCCGGCGTGGGCCCGTTCGTCAAGCTGCTTATCACGGTCGGCACCGCCGCGGCCGTGATCGCGGCCGTGGCGTACGCGGCCAGCACGCACTACAGCCCGGCGTCCGATTCCAACATCGCCAACGTCGCGCAAACGATCGTCGTCTAACCGCCCGTCCCCTCCCCGACCGGCCGGGCCCGCGCTCTGCCTGCGCGGGCCCGGCCCCCGCCACCGCATCCCGGAGCTCGAGCCGTGCCGACACTCCCGGACCTGGTGGACCAGACCACCGTTTTGACGTACCTGGCCGATTCGGCCTATCCCCCGGTGGCGCTGCAGAAACTTCCGCAGCTCATCACCGCGGCCTCGGCCTCGGTGCGCCGCTACTGTCAGCGGGATTTCTCCCTGTTGACCTATGACGAGCTGTATACGGCCTCCCCGCCGTCGCGGCGTTTGGTCCTGAACCAATTCCCGGTCTCGTCCGTGGACACCGTGGCCACGAACCCCACGGGGGTCCTCACCGCGTCCAACGGCTCGGCCTCCGTCGTGCGGCCGAAAGCCTCCCTGGCGTCCGCCGGCGTGGTCCTGACCTGGTACCAGACGGGGGCCCCGCAAACGGCCACCGTGTCCCTCACAACGAACATGACCCTGGCCGGCCTGGCCGCGGCCGTTACCGCCGTCGGGTCGGGGTGGACCGGCACCGCGGACCCCGGTTACTCGGCCTGGCCCGCGGCGCTACTCCGGGCCCCGCAAGGCGCGTTCCCCGCCGGCGCGACCGACGGCCCGCAGTTCACGCTTCACGTCTCGGACCTGCAGTTCGGCCTGGCGGACGTCAACGGGACCCTGGACCTTGCGGACGACCCCTCCGACGCCACCGACTCCATGCGGTTCGGCCCGTTCTTCTCGTCCGAAGTCCAGGACGTGGCCAGCTTCGGCGGTACCAACGGCGTGCGTGTGGTCTACACCGCCGGGTTCGACCCGGTCCCGGCCGACGTCGTCACCGCGGTTTGCGAGACGATCAAGGCCCATTTGGACAGGGCCCGGACGGACGCGGCGTTGCAATCGGAGTCGGACGGGGTCCTGTCCTGGACCCGGGTACCGGACGCGCTGGTCATCCCCCGCGGCGTGTGTGTCATCCTCGAGCCTTTGGTGAACCACCGGGCCTAACGCCGCCATGCGCTACCCCTCGGCCCGCATGACGCCCAACCTGGTCACCCCGCAAAAGGTCGCGTTCGGCCAGGACAAGGCCGGCGGCCGGGTGGCGCAGCCGTCGGCAACGCTGGTGACCTACCCCGCGGCCGTGCAACCGACGTCGGCCGAGGACGTGGAAGAACACCACCGCGAGCAAGGGGCGGAGTATTTCACGGTCAAGGTTTACCAGGACCTGGGCCTACGGGTCCGGGACCAGTTGGTTGACGAGCTGGGCCGGGTGCATGTCGTGGTCGGTGTCCTGGCGACGTCGGGCGGGGCGGGCCGGACCTGGCGGTACCTGACGGCCCATCGGGCTTCCGGCACCGGGGCGGGTTGAGCCGTGGGTTACCGGTCTTTCGTCAGGCCGTGGCGCAACGCCTTCGCCGAAGACGTGTCCAGGCGGGTCCGCGCGGCGAGTATCTACCTGGCCGGGCAGATCAAGGCCGACATCAGTCAGCCCGGCACGCTGCGGTACCACCCGCTCGGCAAGGGCGGCAAGCCGAAGAAAAGTCAAAAGACCGTCTATAACTTCACGCATAGCCGGCCGGGGAACCCGCCCTACAAGCAAACGGGCGAGCTGCGGCGGTCGATCGGGTGGGAACTCCGGGCCCTGGGCCTTATCGGCCGGGTGGGGTCCAACATCCGAACCCCGGCCTACCCGCTTTACCTCGAGCTGGGGACGCGCCGCATGGCCCCGCGGCCCTACCTGCGGGCGGCCCTGGTCAAGCACCAGGCGGCCCTGGCCGCGATTCTCACCAAATCCGCCGCGGCCGGCACGCTGCCGCCCGTGCGGTCCAATCAATTCCGGTCCGGTCACTACGGCAAGGGGGCCCGCGCCGCGGGCTACTTCTAAATGAGCGTCACGGCGTTCCCGACAGCCCAGGACAACGTCAGCACGGTCCTGGCCTCGAGCTACACCCCGTCGGTGTCGACGCAAATCAGCGTCCAGACGGGGGACGGCACGCTGTTCGGAACCCCGAGCCCGACGGCCCCGGTCCTGGTCACGATCGTCAAGGCCTCGGCCATCAGTCAGGGTCTCATCACCGACCGGACGAAGGTCGGCACGTACCTGTTCACCGGCCGCACGACGGACACCCTGACCGGGATGACTTTCGAGTCGGGGACGGATCAAACGTTCGGGCCCGGTGACCTGGTCTTCATGTTCGTCACGGCAACGGCCGTCAACGCGATCCAGGCCGCGATCCAGGCGATTCAAACGAGCTACGCGGCGTCGGTCGCGGGCCGCACCGGGGCCGTCACGCTGGCGCAGGCGGACGTGTCGGGCCTGACGGTCACCAGCTCCCCGACGTTCGCGGACGCAACCCTGGGAATCCAGCCGGCCGGCAACGTCCTGGACCTGGCCCGCGCCAACGTCCTGCCGTTCCTGGCGGCGCTCGGGGCCCCGGCCTACTCGGACAGCGGCGCGTTTGACAGCGCGGCGCCGGCGTCGGCCGACCTGAATTACATCGGGGCCGGGACTCTCAGCGGCTACGGTTCGCCGGTCGGGGTCCAGCCCGCGTTCAACCGGGTCGAAACCGACGTCTTCCCCAATGACCCGACGCACCCGGTTTCCGTCATCAGGTGCCGGGTCTTGCAGACGAACGAATCCGGGACGGTCCTGGCCGATTGCTCGGTCCCCCTGGCGCAATTCCTCCCCGCGGGGTATGACCCGACCCTGAACGTCGGGAACCCGGTCCGGGTCGTTTTCGACCTGGGTATTACCGTCAACAGCGGTTCCCCCTTGTGGGTCGAATTCCGCACCGACGGCACGGCGGGGTTGCGATACTCGGCTTACGTCTACACCGTCGGCGGCGGCTACCCGGCGGCCAAGTGGGCGGCCGACTCGAGGGTTTACCAGATATCGGCCCTGGCCGGGTCTCTGTCCGGTTCCAACGTGTGGTTCCGGTTCTCGAATTCGGACGCGGGGGCGACCACCGAAACCGCCACGAACCCCTTTAACACGCTCGGAAACTACGCCTTTTCTAACTTCTCGGGGTTCGGGTTCCCCGTCGGAAACCCGCAGAATTTCGACCGGGTCCAGTGGGATATCCAGGCCTGGTCCCTGGCCTCGGTCCCGACCATGCTCCGGGCCCGCCTGCGGTCGGTCAACGGCTCGGGGACGGTCCTGGCCGAGAAGCGCTTTCCCGTCAGCCCGGCGCCGGCGGGCGCGGCGTACCGGGTCACATGGGACCTGGACACCCCGGTTGCCAACGCGGCGGCCGGCCAGCTCTGGCTTGAGTTCTATACGGACGGGTATATCTCGATACGTAACCTGTTGACCGTGGCGTTCCCCGCGGGCTCGGGGTACCCGAACGCGGTCTACACGACCACCGTAGGGGTGGACGCGGTCCCGACCTGGTCGAACGTCTCACCGAACGACGGGTATTACGCCCGGTTCGCTTTCGTCGGGGTCCGGGCCCGGCGGACGCGCAGCATGGAAGAGGCCGGGGCGCTCATCACGGCGGCCGTCAACCGGCTGGCGCAGCCGGCCTATTCCCTCCCCGCGAACCTGTACGCGGTCCAGGGGCAAGAGGCGAACGTCTACTTTGAAAACGTCACCCGGTCCAACCTGCCGGCCACGCTCGTCCCCGAGAAGTTTCAAACCGCGGTGGTCTGTAACCGCAGCGGTACCGACATCGGAAAGACCGAGCTTTTGCGCTGGACCGCCACGCCGGTTTCCGGCGACGTCGGCACCCGGACGTTCACTCTCAAGACGTTTTACAACGCCCAACTTCTCGCGGCCCGCCAGTGCAACCTGGTCATCAAGGCCACGACCACCAGCGCCGTCACGCGCAAACTCCTGATGATCGGCGATTCGACCACCGCCGGCGGGGAAGCGCTGGCCGAGCTGAAACGGCTTTGCAGCGGGTCCGGCCTGACGGTCACGACGGTCGGCACCATCACCGGGACCACGAACGACAGCACGTCCAGCCCGCAGACCTGGGCGGCCGAGGCGGTGTCAGGGACGGACATTAACTACTGGTACACCGGCGTCGGCAACGCTCACACGAACCCGTTTTTGAACGGGGGTAACTTCGATTTTGCCCACTATTTGACGGCCAATTCTATCACGATGTCCGCATCGGATTGGGTTGTGATCCACCTGGGGATTAACGACGTATCGGTATACGATAACGCGGGACTGTACCCGACCGACGCGGCGGTTACCGGCAAGTTCGCCACGATGTTGACGCAGCTCAAGCTGATGGTCACGAACGTCCGGGCGGCGGTGTCGGGCGTGCGGATCGGGTTCTGTCTCACGATCCCGCCGGACCATAACCAGGACGGTTTCGGCGTGTTCTACGGGAATACGTTGGTGCAATGGAAGCATTCCCGGAACGTCGCCTTGTGGCGGGAACAACTCATTGCGAATTTCGACGGGCTTTCGGCGTCGAATCAGTACGTGATTCCGTATCACGCGGGGCTCGACACCCGGAACAACTTTCAATACAGCTCTCAGAACGCCAACGCCTATAACACCACGCAGGTCACCCGGTCGATCAACAGCGTTCACCCCGCCAGCTCTGGCTATTACCAGATGGGTAACACCCTCTATTGCTTCCTCCGCGGGCAGGAAGCGTAACCCGTGCCGGTCATCGTCTTCCCGTCCCCCGCGCCCGTCATGGGCGGGGTCACGTTCGGCGGCCCGACGGCGCCGGCGGGCGGATCGATCTACGCCACGTTCCTCGAGGCCCTGGAGGCGTTCCTGGGCTCGGATTCGACGCTTACCGCCGCGTTCACCGCCGGCGCGTGGAACAACGCGGCCCCGACGACGGTTGACCCGCCGTTCCTGGCGTTCCTGAAAGCGTCGACGGACCGGAAGAACACGGTCAAGGCGGGCTACTCGGTCGAAAAGGTCACCGTGCATTTCGTCACCGTCGGCCCGTCGGCCAGGGCGGCGGAAAGCCTGGCGGCCACGCTCCGCGGCCGGTTGCTCCCGACCCTTTCCTACACCCCGACCCCGCTATCCTCGGCCGACGCGGCCGAGCTGCCGGCGGGCCGGTACGTGCCCGGCGACGAAACGACCACTCTCGACCCGACCCGGGGCGCCTATAACGTCGACGTATTTACGGCCTTTGTTCCGATCGTCTTCCGGCTTGCGAGGGGTGGAACATGAGTCAGACGGTTAGCGGGACCCTGGCGGTCACCCTGACCACCATCGAAAACGTCCCGCTCGGGTCCGGGATCAACAACACGATCATCGGCCAGCTCAATAACTCGTTCGCCAGCGGGTCCGGGTCCGCGCAATGCCAGTGGCATTACGAGGACCTGGGCCGGGTCCTGACGGCGGGGTCGAATCAGACCTACACGCTTTCGGCGCTGGTGGACACCCTCGGCCGGACGGTCGCGCTGACGTCGGTCCGGTACCTGTTGCTTATCGTCATGGCGCGCACGGCCGGGGATTACCTGGTCCTGGGCAACGCGGCCCTGCACGCCTGGGGCCCGATGTTCGACACGTCCACCGACACGCTCAAAATCTTTGACGTGTTCCTTCTCCCCGCGTTCCTGACCGACGGGTACGCCGTCGCGTCGGGCAGCTCGGACCAGCTCAAGATCCACAACGGCGGGTCCAACTCGATCACCTATAACCTGTACGTCGCGGGGGTCTAACCGACCCCCGGGGCCCGGCCCCTTTCCCCCCAAGAGGTCGCCATGAGTTTCACCCCGACCGTCGGCCAGGTGGCCATCGTCAAGATCACCCTGGGCGCCGGCGGCGCCACCGACTGGGTCGGCCCCGGCATCACGGCCAAGGCCGACCTGGACGGTAAGGTTGTGGACAAGTCGAATTTCCGGGACGGCCGCATCAAAAACGCGACCCTCCCGGACGCCACGGTCACCCTCACCCTGGTCTATGACCAGGCGGATTCCCCCTTCAAGACCGGCACGGGGGGGGCCCAAATCACGCTCGGCGCCACCGGCACTCTCAAGTATTGCGTCGACGCCACGCACTATTTCGGCCTGCCGGTCATCGTCCAGACGATCGGCCTCGAGAACCCCGGCATGGAGGATGATCTTATGTGCGACGTCGAATTCGGGTTGAACGGCAGCATTACCTACCCGGCCGGCGTCTAACCCTCCCCGTCCCTCCCCCTCGAGCAACCCCCGTCTATGGACCTGGCGCAAGCGTTGAACCGACCGGAAATCATCCGGTTCGGCGGGCGGGAATTCCCCGTCCGCCAGCTCAGACTTTCGGAGTGGGCGGCCCTGCAGGCCTGGCTCAAGCGGGCCCACCCGTCGCCGGTCACCGCCGCTGCCCTGGCACTGCAGGAAGCCAGGGAGCGCGGCCTGGCCGTGGGGCCCGACGTCGCCGATCTTCTCCTGAACCACGCGCAGGCCTCGGCCCGGAAGTGGCCGCCGGCGGTGGCGTCCGCCGAATGGCTGCGGGCCCTGGACGCGGCCGAGGGGGGCACGGCGCTATTCGTCCAGACGGTCCTGGCCGCCGGCGGTACCGACGTCACCGCGGCCGAGGCGGCCGGGCTGGCCGAGGCCTCGAGCCAGGACGAATTTGACGAGCTGATGCGCGCGGCTTTCTGCGGGGACGCCCCCGCCCCAAAAGCCGGGCGGGCCGAAGCGCCTCCCGGGACGACGCCCGGCCCGATGACTGGTCCGGAATCTTCCGCCACCTGACGGCCCGCGGCTGGACGTATGAGGCCATCGGGGCCCTGACGTTCGGGCAGCTCTATAACGAGCTGGCCCCCGACCGCCGCGGGCCGCGGGGCCGGCCGACGGCGTATGAGGCGCGGCGGGCCAGGGACGGCATGCGGGCCTTACTGGAGGCCGAGCGTGGGAAAGATCGGTGAGGCCTCGGTCGACGTCCGCGCGGACCTGCGCATGCTCGACAAGGGGCTTGCGGCGGGCGAGGGGCAAATCCGCGGGTTCGTCGCCACGGGGAACAAGCTACTCGGCGGGCTCGGGGCCCTGGCCGCCGCGGGCGCGGGGGCCGGCGCCGGCGCCGCGCTTTTCGACGCGGCCAAAAAGGCGGCCGACCTGGGCGAGTCGGTGAGTAAGACGAAAGCCTCTTTCGGGAAGGATGCCAAGGTCATCGACGCGGCGGCCGACGAAATGGCCGACCGGTTCGGGATCGTCAAGCAATCGTTCTATGACAGCGCGACCACGCTGGGATTGCTCGGCACGGCCGCCGGCATGACGTCCGGCCAGGCGGCCAGGCTGGGCGTCGAGATGACGAAATTAGCGATGGACCTGGAGAGCTTCCATAACGTCCCGCTTGAAGAGGCGATGAACGCGCTCCGATCCGGCCTGGCCGGCGAAAGCGAACCCCTGCGGCGGTTCGGCGTGTTCCTGTCCGAAGACGCGGTCAAGGCCGAGGCGTTGCGGGCCGGCATTGCGAAATCGTCCAGGGCGTTGACCGAGCAACAAAAGGTCCTGGCCCGCCTGTCCCTCATCAAGAACTCCCCCGCGATCGGGAAGGCCGTCGGCGACCTGGAAAGGACCGCCGATTCCGCCACCAACCAAATGCGGAAGTTCATGGGCGACCTGGAAAACACCAAGGTGGCCATTGGGCAAAACCTGATCGGCCCCTTGACCGAGGCCTTGAAGGCCGCGCGGGCGTTCGGATCGGCGATGGGGGAAGGCCTGGGCGGCAAGAAAGAGGAATCGGGCAAGGCGCTGGACGAGTTCGGATCGTCCGTCTTCCGGGCCATCGGGGCGCGGTTCGCGGCGGGCGGGGTCAACGGGTACCAGTTCTGGAAATCCGTCCTGAAAGCGAATTTCGGGTCACCCGACGATTTGCAAAAGATCATGGATGAATACGTTAACCTCAAGCGCGGCAAGCCCGGCGAAACCCCGGCCGAGGCCGACCAGCGGCGCCAGGCCGGTGCCCTGAACCCGGCCGAAAAGGCCAGGGCCGCGGCGGCCTATGCCGCGGCGTCACAAAAGGCGATGGACGAGCGCAGGCGCGAAGCCTTCCGCAAGGAAGGCGAGAAGCCCGCGAAACGGTTCCTGGCGGACGCGGCGGTCAGCTTTCAACAGGTCATGGCAAAGCCCGGCGTCGAGGCCGCGGCGACCCTGGCGAAATCATTGGTTCCGAACATCCTGCAGAAAGGCCTTCTCCGCGGCGCGGTCGGCACGCTGGCCGCGGCGGCCCCGCCGGCCAGGCCGGAGTTCGCCGGCGGATCGTTCAAGGCGGACGAGTTCGCAAAGATGGCGATTGATATGTCCCTCGAAAAAGACACGGTGAAGGAACAGCTCGAGGAACAGAAAGAGCACACCACCATCCTGCAGCAATCTCTGGAAACGCTGCGGACGATCGCCGGCGCCAGGGGCGGGGCCGTTCTTAGGGGGCCGAGCTGATGGGAACCACGCTCCCCTTTAACTACGCCCACATGTGGGAAGAGATGTTCAAGGGCATCGACGAACAGGGTCCGTATTATGAGGTCATCTATTTATTCGACGACTGGGCCAACTCGGACGCGATCATCAACGATTTGCTCGGGGTCACGACCTACACGAACGCGACCACGTTCCGCGGCCTGCCGCATCAACACCCCCTGTCCCCGAACCTCTATTGCCGGTCGGCCCGGTGTGAGGGCATGGGCGGCCCCGTCCTGAACGGGCAGGGGTACCCGAAGTATGACAGCGGGTTCAAGATAAGGGCGACCTACCGAATCCCCGTCCCGTTCGGGGCCATGCAGACCAGTGATGACCCCAACGGCCTGCAGCAGATCGACCCCGACACCCCGCTACTCTGGTGTTCGCAAGAGCTGGACTTCGACACCGACTGGCACGTCCTGCCCACCAGTCAACTCAAATATCAAAGCGACGGCATGTACGCGGGCATCCCGGCGAAAATCCAGGTGGGTGTTACCACCATGATTCTCACGTTCCACCGGGTTCCCTTCATGCCGGCCACGAAGATCAAGACATACAGGGGCCGCACCAATAACGCGACGTTCCTCGGCAGCTCGCAAGACTGCGTTCTGTACTCCGGCGGCAAGGTCACCCGGGAATGGAGTACGGACGGCACGGTCAACCAAAAGGTCCAGCTCACGTTCAGGGACAGGGATCAGGGGTGGTCCAAGGTCCCGCGCCGCGACAACCCGAACACCTGGGATACGCTGGTGGACGGCTCGAGTAACCCTCTGTTTCAACAGGCCAACCTTACCGCCCTCTTGCAAATCTTTTTCGGGTAAGACCCCATGCCGCAGGACTTCCCCGAGCTGCAGGACGGGGACCAGCTCGAGCCGTGGCACCTGAACGTTATCTATGACGAGCTGCGCCGGCTGCGGCTGTTGAAAGGGGCCGGAACCCTGCAGGTGAACCAACCGCGGTCCGGCGGCCCGCCCGTCATCGAGGACGTCTCAATCCAGCCATTTTACATCCAATTGACGGGCGCTTATTCCAGCGGCTACCCCTGGAAAGAGGTCATGATCGGGCCGACGCGCGGCGTAGCGGACGCGGGGGTCACCGGGGACAGCGCGCACGGCGACCCGGCGTATGAGCTGCAATCCGGCGACACCACCCTTACCGCCGACGGCACGGTTTACCAGGCCTGGCGTTCGCCGGCCTCGAATGAAGTCTTGTTTGACGGGAAGAACTAGCCCGATGCCGCAGGACTTCTTTGACGAGCTGAAAGACGGCGACCAGGTCCAGCCCGCGCACCTGAACCGCGTCCATGAAGAGTTGAGCCGGCTGCGGCTGCTTAAAGGGGCCGGCTCGGTCGCGGTCAACGGCATGCGGCACGGCCGGCCGGTGGTCGAATCGCTCCGGCCGCAGCGGGCCCATATTCAATTGACGGGTAGTTATGCGTCGGGATACCCGTGGAAAGAGGTTGTCATCACCCCCGGCGGCACGGCCCAGGACACCGGGGTTACCGGCGGCCCGACGACGGGGAACGCGGCGTTCGAGCGGCGCACCGGCGACACGTCGCTAACCGCCGGCGACACCGTTTACCACGCGTGGCAAAGCCCGGCCTCCGGGGAGTGGCTTTTCCCGCACCGCCACACCACCCCGCCTTGCGACGGGACCGCGACGTTCAAGGTTTACGCGTCGAACTACCCGGTGACTTCCTGCCCCCTGGTGGGGGTCAAAATCACGGTCAAGGACCCGGGCGGTTCCGTGATCTTCACGGGGTTCACCGACTCGTTCGGGACGGTCACCGGGCCGCACATCACCACGCCGGGGACGTATACGTACACTTACGAGTTAGCGGACTGGTCCTTTGACCCGGGTTTCGGCGGGTCACGGGTCAGCGTCGGCACCGGGAGCTATAACGGGTGTTCGTCCCCGGTCATCAGCCTTTGGATGGTCCCCGATTACCTCACGGTGGCGACCGATTACGGCTCGGTGAACATGCTTTGGATCGCGGCTTATGGCGTTTACGGGGCCTATGAGACGGTCACCGTGGACAACCTGGTGGAACTCGGCGCGGACTGCACTTGTGACGCGGGGACTCCGGGGGGGTCGGGGACCACCACGTTTTTCTGGTGGGGGAGCTACGGCCCGACCACCGGGAGCGGCCTGAACGTGGCCTACGGGGTTTGCCATTGCGGCACGGATTTCCCGCCCGAGTGGCACTACCGGAAGACCGTCGCGGCCCCGCTCACGGGCACCCTCTTTAACTTCGACCCCGACGACGGTTGCGATTCTTCGGTGTCCACCGAAAACTACAATTCGACCTCCGGCAGCGGGTCGAACGGGGCCGGTTGCTTTAGCTGGAACCCGACCCTGGACACGATCGACAGCCCGCCGCTACTCACCCCCGCGTTCGGCACGATCACCGTAAGCACCCCGACCCCCTGACGTGGTCACCCCTCCGAAAGCGGCCCGGGACGTTTACGCCAGGCTTTGGCGGGCCGAGCTGGCCACCGGCGTTGTCGGGGGGGCCCGCGCGGAAGAGCTGCGCTGGAACCTCTGGCAATGGGGGTACGACCCGGGCCCGCCGGTCCCCGGCGTGCCGGACCTGCCCGCGGGCCGGCCGGACCCGCCGCCGGACCCGCCGCCGGACCCGTGGAAAGGGGTCATACTGGCTTGCCCCGACTTTACCAGGGTCGGGACCTGCGATTGCCTTCAAGGCCGTTGCTCGAGGGGCAAAGGCCTTGCGGGCCACGTCGATTACGGCGTTTGCCGTGTGTGTCTCGAATCGGAGGGTAAGCATCCCGAATGAGCGGCCTTTACGTTTACTTCTCGGACCCCGGGCGCTGGCGTGCGCGTCCCGCGGGCTCAGTGCCTGTCCGCCGGCCGGGTCAGGTCCGCCAGCGCCTGACCTTCCCAGCCCGGGCCGCGGCGGACGAGTTTGGCGACGTGGCTTTCCCACCAGCCGCGGCGGCCGCACAGCTCGGCCACCTCGTCCACGAACTTTTTCACCTGGTCCGGCCCGCACCCGGTATCCATGTCCCCTCCCTGATGGGGTTGACGATTCGAATCATGAGCCGCTAAAACCGGAATAACTGGCCCGGGCGACCAAAGGCCCCGCGACGGAAGGCGGGGCCGTAGGTCAGGACCCCCGCGCTGCAACGCAGCCGAGCGGGGGTTTCGCGTTTCACGGTCAGAACAGTTTTCCTCGAGGCCGTGGCGGGCCATGAAACCGCGGACGTCGGATTCCGCCGGCCAGGTGGCGAATTGACACTCCCACCCCTAAAGGGTGTGGGATTCTCGGTTCAACCGGGGTTGCTACCCGTCGGTAGTCTGTTGCCGTGGCTTATCCCCAGCGGCCCGCTGAAGCGGCCGGACGCCACGACGGCCGGCACGGTGGTCCCGTCGGTGCAGACGGCGCCCGTCCACGCGGGGTCGGCCTTGACGAGCCCGGCCCAATCGGTGGTGGCCTGTACGACCCCGTCGAGTGTGAACGCGAGTGTTGAGAGCGGGCTAGCGATGAGCTGTTTGAGGTCGGCGAGGTAGGCGCCTGGGTTGTTGCCGCAGACGATGCGGTTGAGCGTGACGAAGTTTGTCCCGGCGAACCAGTTGGCCTCGGCGACGACCACGGCTTCGCTGAACCCGACCCCGACCTCGCTGTCTATGGTCAGGTCCTCGCACGTGAGCTGGCCTCCGAATGAGCCTAGCCCCTTCTGCTCGACGAACGCGCGGGCGTAGCTCTCGATGCCGGCGGTGAACGCGGATTTGACCTCGGCGTAGCAGCTGGCGAACCGGTACGTGACGCGGCCCGTGTTTTCGTTGTTCCAGTCGCGGCAGTAGACGCGGGCAAAGACCGCGGAGACGTGGGCGTCGGTGGCGCTCCCCCGGTTGCCGGTGAGGCGGGCGGTGTACTCGGCGCGGCAGGGGTTCCAGGCGATCCCCTGGGTGACCTGGTAGTACCGGCAGTCGGTGACCCACACTTCCAGCACGTCGTTGATGACGACCGCGCGGCCGGCGAGGTCGCCGATGAACGTGATGTCGCGGACGGCCACGTCGAAGCACTCGGTTGACGTGCCGGTCGGCTGGAGCGTGGCGCTGCTCCAGGTGTTGGCGACCCCGGTGGTGCCGTTCCACACCTTGACCACTCGGGACGGCCCCGGGGCGTCGGTGCCGGCGAAGTACGCGGCGACGTGGGGCCCGTCCATGAAGTACGTCCGGGCGTCGGTGACGGCGTTGGCGTCGGCCCGCACAACGGCGGCCCCCGCGCCGCCCGGGGTGTAGACGGTCGAGTTGGACAGGAGCAGGCCATAGAGCTTCAGGCTTCCCGCGCCGGCGTGCGTGTAATCGGGCAGGATGCCGGTCTTGTTGACGCAGCACGATTCGAAGGTGTTCTCGTGCAGCGTGCCGCCGGTGGCGGCCGGGAAGATGTAGGTGAACGGTGCCCGCCACGTGATGGCCGCGTCCCCCGGCGCCCGCCAGGCGATGGCGTGCTGGCCGGTGGTGTGGTCGAGCTGGAGGACGAGGCGGTACAGGCCCGGCGTGGTGCCGAGTGTGGCCTGGAGCTGGTAGACGGGCCCGGCGACCTCGTCGCAGCTGCTGTTGATCCAGTAGACGTACAGCATGCCCGTCGCGTCGACCCTGATGGTGAGCGGGCGGGGCAGCCCGTTGGCGGAGTCTCCGGAGCCGTAGATGTGGGCGGGGGAGTTGCCCGGCCAGTAAAAGGCGATGTCGACGGTGACCTTCGCGGTCTGGGTCCAGCGGTCCGGGACGGCGCCGTTGCCGGTCATGCCGGGGCCCCAGCTAAAGGGCGTTCCGCTCATGTCGAGGTAGTGGTCGCCCTGGAAGTCCAGGCCGTAGCGCTGGCCTGTCGCCGCGGCGGCGGTGGTGTCGAGTACGCCGTAGGCGTCGACGCGGTAGCCGTTGGCGAGGACGGCGGCCGTCTTCTGGAACCCGATGCGGAGCAGGTCGCCCGCGTAGGCGGCGGTGCCCCTGATGACGGTCGCCCCGTCGCCTGCGATCTCGATGTGCCCGTCGGTGACCTCCAGCCCTTTCGAGATGAGCCAGGGGCAGTTTGTGAGCTTCCCCGCGATCACGGCGGCGCAGCTCGGGAAGAACACGGTCACGCGCGGGCTGTACAGTCCGAACGCGCCGACGACGGCCTGGGCGGCGTCGATGGCGGCCTGTGCGGTCGCGGTGTGGTCGGTGGAGACGCCGTCGGGCACGGGCCCGTACGTTCCGTCAGCCGCGTTGATGACGGTGGTTAACACACTCATAAGATCTCCTAGGCGGAGACTGTCGCGTTTACGCGGCAGAGGAAGCCGTGTCGGGTCTTGTTAGGGAGGGAAAGCCTCCGTATACTGTACGCATGAGGCTGACACTCCAACTGAGGTTGCTTCCGACCGCCGACCAGGCCGCGACACTCCGCTCGACGATGGAGCGGTTTAATGCCGCCGCCACCTTCGCCGCAAAGGCCGGTTTCGACGCCGGGGTGTTCAGCCAGCCGAGCATCCACAAGCTTGTCTACCGGGAAATCCGCGAGCGGTTCGGGCTCTCCGCACAAATGGCCGTGAGGGCGATCGGCAAGGCTGTCGAGTGCTTCAAGCGGGACAGGACTGTCTGCCCCGTCTTCAAGCCGCTTGGGGCTGTCACCTACGACGAACGCATCCTCGGGTTCAAGGGCGTCGACAAGGTGAGCCTCTGGACGCTCGCGGGCCGGCAGGTCGTCGCCCTGGTCTACGGCGAGTACCAGGCGGAGCGGTTCGATCGGATCAAGGGCCAGTGCGACCTGGTCTACCGGGGCGGCCGGTGGTTTCTCTATGGCTCGGTGGACCTTCCCGAGCCGCCCCCGGGCGAAGTCAAGGAATTCCTCGGGGTGGACCTGGGCATCAAGAACATCGCCACCGATAGCAAAGGCGAGTCCTTCACGGGTGAGGCCGTTGACCGCAACCGCCGGCGCCGGGCGACGGCCCGTAAGCAGTACCAGCGGAAGGGGACCAGGGCCGCGAAGAAGAAACTCCGTGCGATGGCGGGCCGGCAACGCCGGTTCCAGGCCCACAAGAACCACGAGATCAGCAAGCGGGTCGTCGCCAAGGCAAAGGCACTCGGCGTGGGGATCGCCCTCGAAGACCTCGGGGGCATCCGGGGCCGCGTCGAGCCCACGGTTAGCAAGCGACACCGCCGCCGCTTCGGCAACTGGTCGTTCTCGCAACTGCGGCTGTTCGTGGAGTACAAGGCCCGGCGTGAAGGCGTCCCGGTCGTCACGGTCGACCCCCGCGACAGTAGCCGCACCTGTTCGGCGTGCGGCCACTGCGAGACGGGGAACAGGCCCGACCAGTCGACCTTCCGGTGCAAGCATTGCGGGTACTCCACTCACGCCGATTTCAACGCCGCCCTGAACATCAGGGCTTGGGCCGCCCGTAAGCCGGCCTCAAAACTGGCGGGCCTCACGGCCTAGCCGGAAAGCCGTCCCCTTCAGGGGACGGATGCTTACTTATGACTCCTGCCCGCGGAGGAAGCTGTAGAGGGTCGAGCCCATCTTGTAATCCTCAAGCCGGACGTCCCCGAACGTGTCGACGTCCCCGAACCAAACGAGCTCCCGGGGTTCGCCCCCGTCCCAAACGTCGACGTCCTCGGGCGCCCGGGCCAGGGACCAGAGGAACCACCCGACCGCAAGGGCGGCCCCGGCGAACATCAGAAATTCCCCGATCATAAGATCTCCTAGCGCCTCGGCCTCGAGGCGGATAAGCCGCGCCAGCTCTTTCGACGGCGGGCAAACGTGCCGGCCGCCGTCGGCCACCCCGATCCCGCGGGCCAGCGCGGCCCGCAGCCCCACCAGCTCGGCCAGCAGCGGCCATTGCCAACGGGGCAGGTCGAACGCTTCCGGCCGTTCGCTCGTCCCGAACGTCCGGGTGTAAACCTCGCATTCCGGGCAAACCGTCAGGTGCCGTTTCAACCGGTCCAGGTACGCCAGCTCGTCCGCCGTCCAGGACCGCCTGTAAGCCGGTTTGAGCGGCCCCGCGGCCCCGGCGCCTTCCGGCCCGTCCTCGAGGCCGGTGGCCCCGTGGCGGGCCGCCCGGACGTTTTCCGGGCCGGCGTGGCGGCGGGGGGTCATTCGCACGGGCCACCCCCTCCCTCGAGCCGGGCGGCCAGCACGGCCACGCGCTCGAAATCGGCCAGGCTCAACCCCTCGAGGGCGGCCCATTCGAGCCGGGACCGGACCGGCACCGGCGGCAGGCCGTCGTCCAGCTCTTCACGCCGGCCCCCCGCCCGGGCGAGCCGCGCGGCCGTCGCACGCAGCCGGGCCGGGGACGCGTCCCGCAGGGGGCGGTTCATTCGGACCCCCCTTCCCCGCGGATCCGCGGAAGGCCGGTGCCCCGCGCGGCCGAAAGACCCTGGAAAGGGGCACCGGGCCCGGCGGGAACCAGGTCCAGGGGGAGGGCGGCGGCATGGAAGGCGGGGAGAAACCGAGGCGTGGGGAAAGGCGGCCGGCCGGGGACCGGGAGGCACCGGCACCGGGCCGCAAGCAAACCCGGGCACTCAACCTGACCGATGCCGCGTGGGAGCGGGTTACGGTCTACGCGCTGCGCACGGGCCAAGACCGGTCGGCCGTCGTGGAAGGCCTGATTAACGACCACCTGCGCCGGTTCGTGGTCCAGGACCGCGGCGGGCCGAGGCCGGTTGAGCCGTTGGCAATATCGGACGACGGGGCGGCCGGGGTTGAGTCTGCGGTTGAAACTATCCCGATCGGCGAAACCCTGCGCCCCTCCCCCGCCGAAGAAACGAACCCGGCCGCCGGGGGAGGGGAGGGGTTGCCGACGGCAACCCCCGCGCCCCGGAGAAAGCGGGCCTAGCCGGCCGCGCCGTACGAAACGGCCCGGGCCGCCTCGGCCACGGCCGCCGATCCGGCCAGGTGCTGGTAGCGGGCCGTCGTGCGCGGGTCCGAGTGACCCATGACGCGCTGGACCACCCACGGCGGCAGTTGCCAGCGCTCGAGGGCCGCCGTGGCGTACGCGTGCCGCAGCGAATGCCAGGTGACCCGGGGGATTCCGACGGCCTTGGCCTCGGCCCGCAGCGCGTCCAGCGGCCGGGATCCGGGCGCCCCGCCGTCCCACGGGCCGACGCGCTTCACCCCCGGGAAGAGCCACACCGGGCCCGCGTGCGGCGTCCAGGCCCGCAGGACGGCGGCCAGCTCGTCCGGGAGCGGGACCGGCCGGGCGGACCCCTCGGTCTTGAGCCGGGCCGAGCGCTGCCGGGCCGGTTCGACCACCAGGCACGGCCGCGGGCCGAGGTCCAAATCGGCCAGGTGCGCGTAAGTTGGCAGCTTCGCAGGTCAACCGCCCCGACACTCTCATTGGTGTGAACTCCGGTTCAGGCTATAATGGGTTGAGGTCAGGGCGGCGAGGTTCTTTCGCCGGCCGCCGGGGTCGTTGACAGCGTGCCCGGCGGCCGGTTTTTTGCGCGCCGGGCCCGCAGCTCGGAACCGAGGGCCTTGCTGAACTGGCGCGACCGGAGCGTCACCCCCTTGCGGGACGCGTCGGCCACCAGGCTCACGACCAGGTCGGCGGTCAGGATTCCGGTCCGCAGCTCGGCCAGCGCGGACCGCCAGAACGCCATGGTTTCGGGCCGATGGTCTCTCCAGAGCCGGGCCAGCTCGGCGGCCATCACCGCCGCGTCCAGGCTGCCGTCGGCCACGGCCTCGGCCATGGAGCGGGCCGAATCGCCCCGCGGCGGGGTCGCGGGCAGCACCGGAACCCCCTCGCGGCCGGCCATCAGGCGTGCCCAGGCCCGGTCAAAGGCGGGCGCGGCGGCGGCCGGGGTCGCGGGCGGCGCGGCCGGCGGCGGCCACGAGGGGGCGGGCGTGGACCCGGCGCCCCGGCCAGAGTCGGTGCGGAACCGCCGCGGGATCGAACCGCGGAGCGCGGCGAGCGCGGCGGCCCGGTCCGCTTCCGCCTCCCCCGGTGGCTCGGGTTCCGGGTCTTTTCCCCCGGGGTGCGGAGCAACCGTCGTCTCTGACGTTTTCGAATCTGTATTCAGAGAAGAATTAAGAGGGGCGGAGGGCAGAGGCGCAACCGGTGGAAAGGGTTGACCTTGCGACTTATCATGGGCGCAGGTGACCTGCGCC